CGAAGAAGCAATTGTTGTAGACGACAAACCAGCAAAAAAATCAACATCAACTAAAAAATAGGAGAACTGAATGTCTGTGCTAGAAGAAAGCCGAACATATAAGCCATTTGCTTATCCATGGGCGGTAGAACTAACTAAAAAACATGAAGAAGTGCATTGGGTAGAAGATGAAGCCGAACTGTCGGAAGATGTCCAAGACTGGAAGACTAAACTGTCTGATGATGAAAAAGAATTCATCATTCATGTTTTACGTTTGTTCACACAGTCTGACGTTCAGGTCGGTTCGAACTATCATGAGTTTTTGATTCCAAAGATGAAGAACAATGAAGTTCGTAACATGCTTGCATCTTTTGCAGCACGTGAAGGTGTACACCAGAGAGCATATGCTTTGCTGAATGATACACTTGGATTGCCTGAAGAAGAATTCCATATGTTTTTGGAATACAAAGAAATGGGTGATAAGTTAGACTTTATGGCTAACAATAACATTACATCTCTTCAGGGATTAGCACTTGCACTTGCACAATCGGTGTTCAATGAGGGCATGTCTTTGTTTGCCTCATTTGTAATGCTTCTCAACTTTCAGCGCTTTGGTCGTATGAAAGGTATGGGTACCATTGTCGAGTGGTCAATTCGAGATGAGAGTCTGCATGTTCAAGGTAACGCAAAGTTATTTAGAACACTTACAGAAGAGCATCCACGAATTGTAAATGATGAACTTAAATCAAAAATCTATCAGATGGCAAAAGATGCTGTCATGCTAGAAGACAAGTTTATCAAGTCAGCTTTTAAAGATAACGTTGTACAAGGTTTGACAGAAGACGAAGTAAAACAATACATTCGTCATATTGCAGATCGTAGATTGTTACAACTTGGATTGAAAGCAAAATATCGTGCTAAAGATAATCCATTGCCATGGCTCGACTGGGTCTTGAATGGTGCATCTCACGATAACTTCTTCGAAAAACGTGTGACAGAGTATTCTGTTGTAGGTATGGAAGGAGATTGGGGTTGGAATTCAATCGCCGCCTAGATACTCCATACTATAAAAAACTTCATGGTTTAAACTTTAGTCAACTTCAGGATAAACTGAAAGACTTCTGTTTAAACCATGAAAACTATAGTCATACAAGACACAATTCAAATACACATCATGGAGTCGAGAACTGGTGGAATATTTACCCAGATCCCGATCCAGACTTCCTTAAAAACCATCCATATGTACAAGAATTTTTTGATCAGTTTAATTTAACTGTTGGTAGTTTCGCATTCTTTTTCTGTTCGAATAAAGTAAGTGCTATACACGTAGATCAGCCTGATGTACCATCTAAATGGGGTGTTAACACGCAAACTAGAATTAACATACCAGTTATAAATTGCGAAGGTAGTACCACAAGATATTACACATCTCAAGGTGATCAGATACTAAATGATATACCGTCAGCACAAAGAGGTAGTGCAACTGACACAGTAATCAAGGCTGGACATTTTAAAGAAGAAACGTGTACAGAGGTGGATAGATTTATCTTAGATGTACCTACATTGATACGCGTAGATGTACCACACAATGTAGTTGTAGAAGGTTGGAGATTCCCGAGAATCAGTGCAACTATAGGATTTTATGAAGATCCGACTCCGCTTTTGGAGTCCAAGGAGTTATTTCGAAATCAGACAGGTGAGTTAATCTCAAACGGATGTTAATCATATCGTTGATACATCTTTCATCTTCCCGGCATTGCCATTGTAATAAGAACTCTTGCATCTTAGCATAGTTCTTTTTATCGTATTCGGCTATAGTTTCTTTTTTAAGATCATCTCCATCATATTCTTTGATATGTGTAGAACTACCATAATATTTTTCATATAGCTTATCAGTCTTACCTGAGTAACCAATGTAATATCTGCCGTCTGGAAAATAGGTACAATATACCCGATGTTTTTTAGAAATTTTGCGCTTCTTCATGTATTATTTAATTAGCTCATAAATACTAAAAGGATTATGTATGTCTAGCGTATTGGTCACAGGTTGCAATGGTTATATCGGCTCGCATGTAGTTAAACAGCTTGCCGAAGATGGCCACCAAATCGAAGGTTGGGATATTGATATTTATGGTGATGACCATAATGATGTATCTCAATACTTATCAGCATACCATCATATGGATGTCAACAATATTGATTTCTGTCATGACGAGTTTGATGCCGTAGTGCATCTTGGTGGCTTATCAGTTGTGCCACAGAGTATGAAAACACCAACTGCATATTATGAAACAAACATAATTGGTACACGCAATATGTTTAAACATATTACTACACCACATTTTTTGTTTGCATCTACTTCATCAGCATGGGAAATGGCATCACCATATGCACGTTCTAAAGTTGCTGCTGAAGACGTGATTAAAGAGCACGCCGATGGTTACACCATCTTTAGATTTTTTAACGTATCTGGTACTGACGGCAAACATAAACAAATCGGTCCAGCTACACACTTAATTAGAGTGGCTGCTGAAGCGGCTGCTGGTAAACGCGAAGGAATGAAAATTTATGGCACAGATTATGATACGCGCGATGGTACTTGTATCCGCGATTATGTTCATGTTTGTGATTTGGCAAGTGCAATCGCTGAAGCAGTCCTTACTGGACCTAGAAACACGGACTATGAATGTCTCGGATCGAATACAGGCTATTCAGTCAGAGAAGTTATTGCAAAAATGAAAGAAGTCACGGGTGTTGACTTCAAAGTAGAAGAAGATGAAAGACGTGCTGGTGATGCAGTGATTTCGGTAGTTGATGAACTATCACCACTTATACATTTAAACAAAAAGTTAGATGACATGTGTCTAGACCAATACAATTTAGAGAGAGGCAAGAATGCGTAAAGGTTTTACTTGCTCAGCATTCGACTTGTTACACGCAGGTCATATTGAAATGTTAAAAGATGCACGTGATCAATGTGATTACCTGATAGTAGGACTTCAAACAGATCCTACAATTGATAGACCAGAAAAAAATCAACCTGTGCAGAATGTCTCTGAAAGGTACATTCAACTCGATGCTTTAAGTTGTGTGGATGAAATCATTCCATATGCTACTGAAGCTGAGTTGTTGAACTTAATTAAAATGATAGATCCATATGTAAGAATTCTTGGTGAAGAATATAAAGATAAAGATTTTACAGGAAGAGATTTTTGTGAAAATGAAGGTGTAAACCTGTATTATAATAAGAGAAAGCATGATTACAGTACATCAGATTTGCGTAGGAGAGTTGTAGAGAATGACTAAAATAGCCGTACTTATGGGCCGCGGAGTTGAAGGTTGTGGTGTAACTAAAAATGTAGTAGAGTTTCAAAAACTCATGGGAGTAGAAGTCTTTGCTACAATGGATAAAGTATGGCCACGCCAAAAGTCTATGGATTTTGATGTCAACTACTTTAGAGGCGCAGACTGGAATGAACTGAGTAAAAAATCACGTAAGTTCGATGATCTCATGGTATGTACAGATGTCATTGACCGAATTAATGAGTGTGATGCTTGTATTGTATTTAGTGTACCATCTAAATCACATCCTGAAGAATGTGTAGACAACTTCATTGAGATTCTAAAGCATATCAAGGTTCGCAAGTCTATTGTACAAGTAGATCATAACATTCAGTCAATCACTCGTAATGCACGTTTAGTAGATGTATTGAATGAACTCGATGTAATTATGACTCACTCTACGACAAATCCATTTGCCCAATGGGTTCGTAAGAATGGTATACAAAAACCAATTACAACCGCTGGTGTAGGTTATAACTTTGATGAAAATAAAAAGAAATATTGGAAGCCTATTGAAGAACAGCAAAGTAATGTAATCCGATGGGTTGGTCGCTCTGCTGGTTGGAAGGGTCCACAAATCCTAATTGACTTTCAACAGAAGCAAATGAAAGAACGTGGATTCATAACCATTCTTGAAGGCCTTGAAGCATCTATCGGCTATAAAGGTATCTTATATGATAACATCAATGACCCGTCAACGCGCTGGGAAGTAGTTAATAAATTTCGTCCTGAAAAAGAATACAATGAAACCAGCGATTTCGAATATGGCACAGAGAAGACCAATAACGGTGCCTACTTATACCCAGGCTATGCACACCATGATATGATGGAACGCATGAGCTTAACAGCCTTTGGTTCAGATCTATATCATCTGAAGCCAGAACAATATGGTGCTAATATTGAATATTGCCATGCTGATTGCATTGGCGGTGGCACTGTACCAATTTTTCATAGTCACTTTGGTGACCATGTAGTGCATAATAAAATAGGTAAACCAGTAGGTCAATGCGAAGACAGTGGTACTATTTTTATGTCACGAGATCCTGGTAGTTATATGGCTACTGCGGAAGTTCTTGTATCATTAGCTAACGACAATGGTGCAAGGAGTGAATGGAGGGAACAGTCGTTTGAGTTTTGGAAATCTCATTGTGATGCCATCGATGTATACGGCGATATCATTGAGAAGACCAAGAATTTTAATGGCGAGCCTGAAGGGTTAGCCGCATTTTTTGGATAGGATAAAAGAATGAATCATCTAAAATACGCAATTGTTTCTTACATGTTTGGTATTGGAATTATCGGATTAAACTTAATGGTACATAACACCATGTCTTGGATTGGTTACTTGGCTGGTAGTACTATGATTGGAATGGGAGTCTTTGACACATGGCAATGGATAAAAAACAAAAAGTAGAACACCGCAAAGCGCGTAAAAAAGCAATCAAGCTTCAAAATTCAAGTGCTGTAAAATTAAGTATGGCTGAAGCATTGAAAAGGGTTGTAAATGCAAAGGACGAATAGAGTATGGGGACATTACAAAGTTCTATATGAAGGTGATGGATTTGCCGTCAAAGAACTTGTAATCGATCCAGGTAAATCTCTATCAGACCAGTACCACGAGCACAGGTCAGAACATTGGCTTTGTGTCTCTGGTACGGTAACAATCAAGCTTGAAGCAAGAGCAGATTGTGGTCAAAGGATTCGTAAAAAAGTCAGTTTGAAACCAGGTGAGTCAGTAGACATACCTAAGAATTGCTGGCATAAAGCAACGAATCCAATTGCAGAACCCGCACATATTGTAGAAGTATGGCGTGGAGATACACTGACTGAAGACGACATAACCCGTCGCGATTAGGTATAAATATTATGTTCGTTGAAGCGAGCTAAAATGTATGCAGGACGCGGGTGCAATACCCGCCCACTCCACCAAACCCATTTATCATTTATTATGGGGTGGAAATAGGATCGACTGGTACTGAGTAGGTAAGTGGAGAACTAGGTGCGGAAGCCACCTATGAGACGGAAGGTGTGTAGCCATCCGCAAGAGCGCAACACAAACGTAATTGCAAATGACAATAACGTACCAATGCAAATGGCAGCATAGCCATTTCGGAGCCCGGAGGAGCTTGGCAACAGAATCCTCCAACTAACTTAGGAGTATATTATGTTAGAAGCGTTAATCAAAAAATTGGAAGGTGACATTGCTGTAGCTAAGGCAAACATCAATGTATATCTACATCAGTCTGTCGGTATTGGTGAACATCCAGATATTGTAGAAGCAATTGATACACAAGTAGCTAAGATTGCTGAAGCTGATGAGAAGATTGAAACCATCCGTAAATATTTCACCTTGTAAAGTATAAATATATCGTGATGCCGTAAGGGTCACGATATATTCTTGCTGTAAAGGAGAAAAAACATGACAAGAACTTTTACCTACCCAAGCTCGGCCTTTGTTGGATTCGAGCGACTTTTCGATGAAATGAACCGTATTTCAGATGGTCTTAATTCACCATCATATCCACCACATAACATTGTCAAAATTAGTGATGACAAGTATGTTATTGAAATGGCAGCGGCTGGAATCGATCCAGAAAAACTCGAAGTGAATCTTGAAGAAAGCAATCTAACAGTTACATATACACCTGAAAAGCGTGATGTTGAATATGTCCATAAAGGCATTTCAGAAAAACCTTTTCGCAAAACATTTACTTTACATGAGTATGTGAATGTAGAGGGTGCAGATGTTGTAAATGGTATATTGCAAATCGATCTAAAAGTAGAGATTCCAGAAGAGAAGAAACCACGTAAGATCGAGATAACAGGCAATAAACAACTATTACAGGAATAATTCATGGCATTTTTAGTTCACAACCTACCACCAGTACATGTATGGGTGCGTAAAGAATATTTGTACGATCATCAAAAAGGACACGGTGAACTAACGCCAGGAATTTGGGTAAGTGTTAAAAGTGTTCCA